GTGTATCCAACGACCTTCTTACCATTGGGACTCTTGAGGGTAGGGAAAGCACCCATTCCGCCACACCCACCCTTATCACAATCGACAAAGGTGTGAGGCGTACCCGTCTTCTTCATGTAATCTAACTGCTTACGAGTCCATCCGCAACCCATGGTTCCGTAAACAGTCCATTTCCCGGAGGTGGAGGAGGTGTTCTTGTAGAGTAGAAAAAGAGCGACACCGATAGCCAGTGCCACGAGAATAGTCGAACGTTGCATTTTATTATAGCTAAATATTAAAATGTCATCGACTGTATTCAACATCGGAAACAAAAAGGTCGCGCTCAAGTACACCAGGAAGATGCCCCGTGGTGAAGTTGAACGGATGAAATCATTCGTCACTAAGAATGGTGAGAAACTCATCAAGACTCCAAAGTTTAAGATACTCTCTGAAGTTGACGAGGGTACTAAGAGGATTTTTAAGGTTGACAAACTTTCTTTTTGAGTGCGTTGAGTTCATCTTTATCTAATGCATTTACAAACTTGTTTACAAAAGTCTTAGCTTTTGGTGTGACCGTCTTGAAACGACCCTGAACAAATTTCATATTCTTACCAGCCTTTATGGCGTTCCTTACGTTTTGAGGTGTCTTCATGTTAAAAGGTTGACCGCGATCTGCCCTCTTCATTCGAGCCCTATCCGACCACGTTGGCTGTGCCCTCCTTTCCCTCTCAGCCTTATTCTTAGCCAAAGCCTTTTCGTATGCACCCTTTCTCACATACTCACGCTTCTTACGATTTACGTCAATGAAAGTGTACTTCTTTGGGTTAGCCTCGTTTGCCTTCTCCCTCTCAGCCTTGTTCTTAGCCAAAGCCCTGTCATACGCAAACTTTCTGACAAATTCACGCTTCTTACCCTTTATATCGGTGAAAGTGTACGGTTGTTTGAGACGAACGGGTGTGGGTGTCTTACCCTTCATGGCCTTGATTTCCTTGAGTTTGGCGTTCAGCTTGTTAGCTGCCTTCTTCCTCCCACTCTCGACCTTCCTAGCAAGATTCATTATATTGGAAGGGGACATCACCCCGTAAGGTGCGTTAGGAGTGGCCGTCTTAATCTCGGTGACTGGGCGCACAACACCAGGCCTTCTTTGAGCTGGTTTGGCTTTATTCTTGTTAGCTGCAAGTACAGCCGCAGCCCTCTTAATCGCGTTGTTCATCTTCTTCTTCCTTTCTGCAGTTGAGAGCTTGGGACTAGGGGACTTAGTCTTAGCCTTGACGGGAGTCTTAGCCTTCACGGGAGTCTTAGCCTTAGGAATCATTCCAAGAGCCTCCGCGAGAGTCTTTGGTCTATTTGGTTTCTCCTCACCAGTTAAGAATGGGTGAGACAGGATAGTTTTGAAGGAGGGAATTTCTTCCTTAGCCCAAGTGTCTTTAACGAGATACCCCCCACTCGTGAAGGGTCCGTTAAACTCGAGGTACTTTTTGTTTGGTATGAGTTCTTCGATGAAATTTTTAATAGCTCGCTCCTTAGCATTTTGCGGTTGTCGCACCTTAACGTAAATGATATACAAGAACCTGTGTGTATCATAGCGAATCGTACCTGGGCGGTTTCCATATATACCCGCACCAGTATATCCACCACTGGCCGTTTCTGGGTTTGGCATGCGTTCAGACCAATAGGACAAACCAAAATCAATGATAGTTGCTTCCACACCAGCGTTTGTACGATTATACTTTTTGATATCTGGTGAACCGAGACGACTCCTAAAAGATCCACCAGGGTCGTTCCGAATTACTTTACGACCGAGGTCAACTTTCCAAACGTATTGGGTGGCGAGAATATTTGGATTAATCATCACGTTACCTCCATGTAAATCACGATGACGGAAGTTTGGATATTTTTCGTTAATTTGGTAGAGATTATCAAAAACCTGTACGATTGCAGATTTTATCGCATCGAGAGATGGGTTAGTTTGCCACCATCGATCAAATGGTTGAGCGTCAAGAAGTTCCATATAAAGAATATCCTTGGGTTTGGTACGTCTCATTGGTAAGACCAACGTACCATTCTTTTTACGCACTTTTTTGGGTGTTTTATCTTGGATGGGGCACTTCTTAAAGAGGTACATCTCGGGAACCGCAAACTCTTTCAATTTTTGAGCCACCTTGAATTCAAACTCAAAGGCACCGTCGGTACTTTCCGATGTATCTATCTCTTTGTACGCGACATATCTACGACCGTTGTCGTTGATACTTCCACGATACATTTTTCCAAATTGACCTTGACTCAGTGGCTTACCTTTACCGTAACGCAAGGTGGGTGAATTGTAACTGGGAACTTTCAGGAACTCTTCTGGGTAACAAGCCTTCTCGCCCTTGAGTAACTTCTTAAGATTACTCTCAATGTTGGACATACTTACTTATTGTTAAGAAGTTATTTTCAACTTAACAAGAAGGAGGGGGAACGAGTCCATTGGGACTCGGAACTTGGATTTTTTTGATTTACTGGTCGTCAACCTCCTCAATCTCATCCTCCTCAACGTCGTCGACGACGTCATCGTCGGGAAGGTCAAGACCCTGGAAGGCGAAGGAAGGGAGCTTGGCAGACTGCTCGAAGAGAGACTGCTGAAGACGGATGGTAACACCAAACTTGTTATCGATGAACCAAATCTGATTGAGGTCAACGATGGCCATAGCCTTCTGCCCCTTCTCGATACTATCGAGGGGAACGGGTTGCTTTTGCATGTTGTACGACTCGGGGACGAAGGTGCCGTCGGGCTTGGTGAGAATCTTGAGCTTGATAGTAGCCGGGTACTGCTCCTTACCAGGGCGAACCATGGGCTTGTAGAGAGCCTCCTTGAGGACAGCGACGTTGAACTCCTTTCCGAGCCACTCCTTAGAGTTGGCGGCTACGGTGTTCACGATGATATCGTCGAGCTCCTTGAGCTTGTTGTGAAGCGCCATCGCCTCCTCGTTATCGGGATCAAACGAGAGATCGAGAGAGTAGGAAGTGCGTCCAGTGGACTCATCGGTAAAAGCGCTCAGGCCATACGGAGAACGCATGAAAGGAAACTGGATGTAGAGCTTTTTGTTGTCGCCGGCATTGAGGTAGACGGCCTTACCGCCATTCTTGTTCTTGCGAAGCTTCGAAAACTGCACGGAGGCAGGAGAGAAATCGGAGGATTGCTGGATAGAAAGCGACATTGTTGGTAGTGGGTTATATCTATCTTAGGTGGCTTGGCTTTAATTAAGTTTTCATGGAATTTCATAAGTCTTCCTTTTTGGAGATGGATCGGTGGAAGTACCACCATTTCTAGTATCTTCGTATACTTTCACACCATTTTCTTTAATTCTGAAACCTGGCACAAATTTAGGATTCTGAAAATCTATCTGAAATTTACTTATCTTTGTTGGGCTTGTGATTGTCATTATCTTCGTGGGTTCTTCTTTATTCCATTCAGTCCAGGATAGGTCTTTGTCAGACTCACGATTGGCAAACCCTGGTTCATTATCATACGCACCTATAGCATCATCTCCGCATTCATAACCACCCGACTTACTCTTGCATGCAGTTTGGTAGTCGTGCAATTCAACTTCTATTTCTGGTATCCCTTGAATTCGTTTTCCGTCTACCAAAATCTGAGTTATACGCGCTCCGCTAGCTGTAGCTTCATTTGGAATAATTACTATGAAGTCATATTTGTATTCTCCTGGACCCACTGGACCCGTTGGATCCGTTGGACCCGTTGGACCCGTTGGTTTGTCTTCACCACTTCCCATAAAGAATGCAACCGCACTGGATGATAAACATAACAATACTAAAACAGTGATCACTTTGGGATCCATTTTATAATATCAAGTAATATTTTTTTGTCTGTATATTTCAAATATAATCATGGGTTTTTTTAAAGATTGTGGATGTGGCTGTGGCGGTCGGAAGCAGGAGGAGAAGCTTATCATCTCCATCATCTCCGGTCTCACGTTTTTTATCATCGCGAATCCCGAGACATTTCGTCTCGTCAGGGCGCTCTTGGGTTCGTGGATATCGACCCCTACAGGTTGCCCCTCGACCCTCGGTCTGCTCGTACACACCCTCGTGTTCATTTTGGTTGTGTGGGGTATGATGAATATAAAGAAGGAGGGTGGTTGCCCTTCCAAGAAGAAGAAAGGTTGTGGATGCAAGGGTACCAAGGTAGTCGTACCCCCTCCCGTTCCCATGGAAGAGGTCGCCGATCCTCGCCCCGAGTTTAAGGAACCCAAGGTTGAACTGGTCGATACCGGTCGCGTTCTTGAGCCTATGCCTGTTGGTTCCGAGGGCACTCTATTCAATTAAGATGAAAGAACGGTCCGTTGTTTGACTGATCTCCCTATAAGGAATGTTCTTAACTTTTTCAATCATACGACGTACATGGTGTGCGCCGATGACGTAACACATTTCAGTGTATAATTTTCCCTTGTGTTCTACAATCAGAGGTCCATAATTTCCGACGACTGATTGTAAAATGTGTTCTATTAGCATTTAATTTTTCGGTTAATCGTCTTACTGGGTTCGGCGATCTGTTTAAGATGGAAAGTGTGGTACGAAAAGTCGTATCTTGGAAATGCGTCTTTGATTTTATTAGAAAGTATACTAGCTGGAACTATTTGAGGAATTCCGGTACACACTGACTTTCGCTCGAGTTGAAGAAATTCATCCTCCATCTGAACAAAACGCTTCAGTGCGTTTCCCCCAATGTTGTCGGCGTGCATCTTAAGATACATCGCCTTCGAATCACCGTCACTAATATAGAAGAACTTCGACCCCTCAACCTCGTGTGAACTGGTATGTTTATCGTATATGAGAAACAAAACCAGGAAAGCCAAGATGTAATAGATCATTTATGTTTACACAGAAATTAGTTTGGAAAGGTCGGCCACTTTGTGAATGATATTGAAAAATTTGTACACATCATCAACTGCGTCCGGTTTCATGATTTCAAGTTCAATCTGGTAGGTCGCCTCTTCTTCAGAATCCATGTCTGCATTGTCACCACTGCTGATCGTCATGTCGATACTCAGGTTTTTACGCACGAACGAGTGACGAGTCTTGGTTCGTTTCCGATCCATCTCGTATTCCCCAGTGGTGGGGATCTCACGGGCTACACAGAAACGAACGTCAAGAGGATCACATTTGAAATCTTCCTTCACGACACTGATTTTCTGAATCATAGACTGTTCACCAGAATCTTCATCAGAAGTGATGCGAATGTTGTTGCTGTCGTTATAGTAGACGTCTACGGAAGAGGTTTCCTTCGACTCCCAGCCTTCGTACTTCTTCAAGCCTTTGAGGACTTGTTGCCACGTATCTTTGCCAACGTTGGTATCAAACAGGGAGCCATTATGCTTACCAAGACGAATCTCGACTTCGATATCATCCTCGTGCTTATGAGCCTCGAAAATGGGGAGAACCTTATCGACGATAGCTTGGACGTTCATTTTTTCTTATCTTTTTTACTTCGCGTCATTCTCTTAAGTGTTTAATGTTCGCAAAATGTAATGAAAGGGCTCGAAAATCACGGGAATACCTGCTACTTCAATACCGCCCTTCAGTGTTTGTTGTACATTCCAGTACTATCAAACTATTTCATCCGTAATCCGTACACGGGTGATTGTGAATTTACGAAATTGTACGGTGACCTCGTTAAAACGTATTGGACGAGGGGTAAAGAACACATCACGATTAAGAATGTCATAGAGGCGTTCCAAAAAGAGTTTCCCCGATTCAGGACGAACGAACAGCATGATGTTCAGGAAGCTGTTCTTTGTATCATAGACATACTCGAACGGTCGCGACCCGAAATAAAGGAGTGGTTCTATGGAAAGAAGACACAAGAAACGATATGGCCCGGTGGAAAGTCATCGAACGAAGAAGATTTCAGTGTACACCTGGTAACCGCCGAGGGTAAGGATATGGGTGAGATGCTCCAAAAAAGTACTGACTGGAATACCATAGAAAATTTTGAAGATACCGATGGTAAGGTGCACCACTTAGCGACGTCGCGTATGGTGTTTTCAAAACTTCCACAGGTCCTCATGATTTCGTTTGACCGTAAGAGTCACATAGAAATCATAGAAAAGATGGTCATCGGCAATAGTGAGTACAATCTTATTTCATGTGCGGTACATGTGGGTATTCAAAACGATGGACACTACGTAAGTTTCGTTAAAAGACGGAACAAATGGCTTTTAGCGAACGATGAAAGTGTCGAAGAATACGAACTACCGAAAGAGGCGAGTTTCTATTTTATGGTGTATAATTTGAAAAATTAAAAATTTGGTTTACAGTCTAAAAACTCTTTCATTTGAATATTCTCTCTGATATTGACAATCGTTCGATAGAATGTCCGTCGATTGTTAGGATGCGTCTTGTCCCTCCTCCGCTTGATAGGTTTCCACCACAAAGGTTCCTCCCATGTGATATACTTACACTCCACGATAGCCCCGTCTTCAAACCAGGGTTCATCCTCGATTCTGTTATGTGGAATTTCCGATTCGAAAAACAACTTCCCCTTTTCTTGTACGTACAGACGCCATGCGGGTAAACCTGGTTTAAATCCTGGGGTTTCTCTCGAAGGTTCTTTCTTCATGAGAAAGTCCACCGTGTTCTTTTCTTGAGGCTTCCATTTAAACATAGTCTCATGAGTACCGATACGAATTGGTTCATTCACTGGAGTAAACACGAGTCCATCAATTTTTTGTTGAACCGTGGGAAGATACTCATCCATAAACTTTTCAAAATCACGCATTTGGTAAAATGTCTTACACTTGAGACGCCACTTGTCACTTTTCATGTAGATGATGGATTTCATGAGACCCCTGGCGGCTTCGAGTCTTCGCATGAGATGGGTGTCCCACACGGACTCACCATTTACCAAAACTGCGTCGTATACCATGAGTGTGTTATCGTACAACTCTCCATCGAGAATCGTCCCTTCATAGGCCGCCTTCTTGAGATTGATTGGTACTTCGAACATGTTGAAAGCGCGGTTCACAAAGAGACACTTCTTTTTCCCTTCAAACATGAGAGCCACCATCATGTGACGTTCCCCGTCCGTCTTTTCGCACACGACGTACTCGGCACTTTTGAGAATCGGAAAGTGCTTGTACTCGATGGAAATCGGTTGTGGTCCGGGGAAATAGTCTTTACTTCCCCACTTCGTATGAATGTAGTCAACGACATATTTGTAAAGCGGGGAGTCCGACTTTATAGACATGTGTAGTAATCAGTAATAAACTTTAATTGACTTTCACACCGGCGGCGTTTAGGATATTACTCAGACATTCGTGTGTGTAGGTCATGGTCAACTTAGATGCCGTAAACGCATAAATTCGAACACCTTGCTCGACAAATTTTTCAAACATCTTGGCATAAATTTTAGTACCATCCCCAGATTTCTTCAGTGCTTTCGTCACGTTTTTCGTATTCATGACCCATGCTCGAGCCTCGGTCGTTTTGACCCGATAAATATCTTCGGAAATCTTCATACCGACTTCCGTATCAAAATGGAGTCCCATCTGCGTGACTGGCTCGGAACTACCATCCTTGATTTTGGCCTTGAAGAGTCCCCAATCGACTCCTTCCTTCACACCCGGAAAGACGAGACACCCAACCGTATCGTGAGGTTCGAAACACTGCTTAATAGAATCATCGTCCAAACTAATTCCAAAGTCGATGAAAATAATTCGGTCACACGTTTTCATAAACTTTTGAACCGCCTCAGCCTTTTGAAATGGATCGTCATCTACGTAGGTAATCTGGTTGTTAATATTCTTTTGTAGACACTGTACGTTAATCCTGAGTACCGTGTGAAGTGTCTTCACATGACACGCCTTAGAACGAGTAACTAAAATAGTGACGATATTCATACTTCCCTCTGTACTCTAAGCCTTAAGCCTTTCTTTGAGACATCCCGAAAACGGTAGATTTCCTACGTGACCAAGGGTCGTGTTCACATCGGCATAGATTTTACCACCTGCTTGTTGCCAGCGACGACAGAATGCGTAATCTTCTGAGAGGTACCTACGATTCGTCGGGTCGATCATACAATCGAAGCACGCGTGGTAGTCATCAAAGTCTCTATTTTGGTGATCATTCTTACACCAAAGCTCTGGAAACTTCTCTTCAAGTGTTTTAAACGCTGAACGTTTAATGACCATAAAACCCGTAGGGCCATCAAGAATTTCGATGAAGCCATCTTTGACCGGACGATTCTTAGCTCCAAAGTTAATCACGAGACTCGATGAAAGCATGGACATGTCCCGGTCATCCCCACTCTTGACGGCGTTCGCCGCTTGATCCCACATGACCACCTTCTTGGGATAACACGCAACTGAAATTTCGTGTCCAGACTTTACGAGTCGAACAACAGATTCAGGGTCAAAGTGAATATCCGCGTCGATAAACATGAAATATTCACAGTCCGTTTTTTGCATGAATCGACCGACCGAAACGTTACGAGCGCGGTGTACGAGAGACTCATTTTCCGTGGTATCGAGGTACAATTGAATTCCTTCCTTGATCAAAAGAATCTGAAGTTTAATGATACTACTCATATACTTTTCTAAACATAACCCACCATAACACGGAGTAGCGAGAAACAGTTTCGTCATATATTAAAACTAGGGTACAACCTCTAAGTGCTTTTTAATAATCGCCTCTATCTTGTTCAATGTAGGAATGGAAACCGAACACTTGTCACACATCTCTGATTTCGTAACTTTGTGACCGATGACGATATAAATAATCGCCGAGGCCACACTGTTCGGTGTCTTGCTCATAAGATCGACACAGTTTTCCGTCGCACCACACATCTTATTACACTTGAGGCGCTCTTCTCGAGTCACCTCAAAAGAATTCAAAAGTCGTTGCATCACGTCATAAGATTTAGTCACGTAGTTTTTCTTGGTCACACCGAGAATGTTATCCTTGAAAATCTGCGTCGTGCGACTGATATCCTTCGACTGAATTCCAAACATATCTGCAATTTCCTTCGTCGTTCGAGGAGTCTGAGCTAACCGACACGCGTATAAAACGCAGTTAGCCTTGATCCCCAAACGTACAGCCCCCCGTGTAAGTTTTTCATCGTTGAATTTTCTGTATAACATCTTGGCATCTTTTAGAATTGATTCGGGTAACGTGTGACACGCTTCGTCTATGTCTCGATAAGCATGGAAAAGTGATCGATCTTTGTGATTCATAGACATGTGAAAGTTAATCTTCGCCATCCGTTTATTCTCATATGAAGAACCTCGTTGTGTAGACATGATGGTACTTTTACCCCAATTTTGCGAAAACAATTCCGGATTCGCATTAGGGTTTCCACACCTCGCCGGGTCGTTCACCTTACCATCATCCGTCATACCACTCGTCCATTCGGCTGTGTCGTCTACGAAGTATGAATCGACGAGACCACATTCCGAACAGGTTGGAAGTCCTTCTGGAGAAATGACTTTCACTCCCGAGCAATCTTTACAAAAATTATTGTTGACTGGCTTTTCTTCTGTTTGTTTTGGTAGTAAAGCATCGATTTCTGCCCATATAGCTGCCAGCATTGTTTTGAATGTGGCAATCTTTTTTAAAAAATCAAAGAACGCATTACACACTTAGGCCTCGAATTCGCGTTTCGATGGCATCCACGGTTTCCTTAAAACTCTTTCCGCCTGAAGTTGTCGGCTCCCACTCGTTCCATTCCTTATCGATGGACTTGTGGTCCGCGGGTAGGGGGATAGCCTGACCTTCTATTTCCGTATCAGAAACGACGAAATCCGCCATCTCGGAGTCCGTCTCTTCTTCGTCGTACAATTCACTGTCACTGTCCTCAACATCAATCTCCGTGTAGAAAGCGAATTTGTTCGTTCCGAGTGGCTTCATTTCTAAATCGGCGAAAGTTGTTCCACTTGGGTAATGTTCCATCACACTTTCGTACGGTGCGGGAGAAAGCTCCTCCGCTTCGAGTTCATATACACAAGCACCCTTGTAAAAAAGTTCGGTCGGGTTGAGATATCTCAGGCCGAGGGTGTTTCCGGTATTCATCGCGACAACACCGTACATTTCGTCTTCAATTCCGTCTTCGTTGACTAAAATTTTTACTATATCATCTTGGTTTATCTCTGTTGGCACAATCATGCTTAGAGTTTTCGCTCAAAAAAAATTCAGGGATAATATCACAGATGAAAGTTGTTATTTATTCGAAGGAAGGTTGTCAATATTGTGACCACGCAGTAAGCCTATGTGAGTCAGAGAATCTCGAGTATGAGAAAGTCATGATTGATAAGGAGGAACTCAAGAGATTGTGTGAAGGGTCAACGATAACCTACCCTCAAATATTTATTGACGGACGTCGCATCGGAACATATTTTGATTTTCAGGACTACATCGAAGAAGAGTACGAACCAGAAGAGCATGAACCTATTCTCGCTCCAACTCTAAACAGGTTTACAGTTTTCCCTCTAAAATACCCGGAACTGTGGGAACTTTACAAGAAGGCTCAAATGTCTAATTGGACGGCCGAAGAGGTTGACCTTTCAAAAGACCTTGATGACTGGAAAACACTAAACGATAATGAACAGAAATTCATCAAATATATTCTGGCGTTTTTTGCCGGTTCCGATGGCATAGTTTTTGAGAACATCAATAATAACTTCGCTGACGAGGTGCAAATCTCCGAAGCACGTTCTTTCTATGCGTACCAGTCTCACAATGAAATGGTTCACGGTGAGACATACTCAAAACTCATTGACAAGTACATCAAAGACAGTGCCGAAAAGAAGCAACTCTTTGAGGCTATTCAAACAGTCCCGTGTATCGAGAGAAAGGCTAATTGGGCTCTAAAATGGTTTAACAAAGACCGTTCGTTCGCTGAACGACTTCTCGCCTTCGCCTGTGTGGAAGGCATCTTCTTTTCTGGAAGTTTTTGTGCCATCTTTTGGCTAAAGAAAAGAGGACTCATGCCCGGCCTGTGCTTTTCCAACGAACTCATCTCTCGTGACGAGGGGCTTCACCAGGAGTTTGCTGTTGAATTGTTCAAACTCTTGAGAAATAAACCGTCAAAAGGCACCATACATTCCATCGTAAAGGAGGCTGTTGAGATTGAGAAGGGTTTTATCATAGACGCCCTTCCGTGTAATCTCATCGGCATGAACAGTGACAAGATGTCCGAATATATCGAGTACGTTTCCGATCGTCTCCTTAAACAGATCGGTCAGCCCCCAATTTGGGGGTCTAAAAACCCTTTCGACTTCATGGAAAATATTAGCCTCGACGGTAAGACCAACTTTTTCGAAAAGAGGGTAGGGGACTACGGGAAGATGGACGATGATTCAGGTGAGATTGGGTTCGACGATGATTTTTAATGTGTTCGTATTATAAATGAACCCCGAACTCGTGAAACTCATCTCGCTTTCGCAGAGGTCGCTCCAGAACATCAGTGCCTACGTTTCTATTTCGTTGGCACTTCTCGCGTATTCTCGGTTTTACCGTGGTAAAGGGAACGCTTTATATAACGTCGCGTTCATCGTCATAAGTGCTGCGGTTTTGTTACTGTCTATACGACTCCTCCATCTCTTATTGAATCAGCTCAACATGTACAAGAACAAGCTCAATGAGGACGATCTGAAAGTCCTCGATGACTTTACTCTCGTTCCCAAGACCCTGATGTACGTGTTGTACGTCGTCCTCGCGTTCTCTCTCTACACTCTTTATAGGCAGGTATTATAGATGGGAGGAGAACGGCATGTAGTCATAGAAAAACCCGACGGTTCCCTCGTGGTTGGATGTAACGTAGACGTTCCAGAACCTCCACCCCTACCCGAGGAAGTCGTCCTCACGATTCCACTAGAAGTCGTCAGGTACAGTCAAATTAACGCGATCGTCGCAGATTTTCTACTTTTAATGGGTTTTGGAATCATGATCGTGTATCAAAGATATCTCGATATTTTCAATATCATCTTCGGTGTATTAACGGTGTACGCACTGCATAGAAAACCCGTACCGTATCAATTGACCGGATCTTCTTTACTCGGGGCACAGTCGTATGCCTATATCATGTGTATATTCTTCGCCATAACTCATATGTGGTGGGAAGCCGCATATCAGTTTAGTTGTGGAAGTAATGTGTTGCTCGCTTTAGTCAGCGCTGAAGAGATCACTACGGAGCATTTTGAAGAGGTTCCATAGGAGCATTTTGTGTTGTGGACTCTCAACACAATCCCAATCGTCGACAATAGACATGATGAGTTTGTTATCATCGGGCTCATCATTTTTATGAAAGGATTTGGGTGCACGATCTCCTTCGCTTCTGACACTTCTGATGTAATCCGCTACGACATAAATCACCGCATCTAAAAGTTCCTCTCTCGCCATAGCCATCCATGAATCTTTTGGGGTACCCCACGTCCGGGTATCGTCGTCGACTCGTACACCGTGTTTATAACGTTTCAATCCGAGCTCGAGCCGCCCCAATATTTCTTCGCGTGTTCCCATTTCCTCTAATAGAAGCCATACCCTTTAACCATTTTTTCTTGAGTACTGCGAACTGCTTAGCAGTCATGGCTTTATTCCTACGAAGAGCTTCGTTCGCCGCCGCTTGTCTCCACCTGTTTTTCATGTTATTGGGAACGCCGGTCACGTTAACATTCTTCATCACGTAGTTCCGCTCGAGGTTACGCTTCCTCTGCATCTTCCAGTTCTTAACCATATCCTTCTTGATTTTGTCGACGACCATCTTTTTGGGTACACCGAGCGCCTTGTTCCTATTGTTGGCGCTCACCCTAGACGCGGCATTCTTGATATTCCTGATATCCTGTGTGAGATTAGGCTTGTATCGGTTCATCCAGGCTTTACCGTACTGCTTCTCGAGGTCCTTACGAATAGAGTTATCATCTAATCCGACCCTCTTGACTCGTTCTTGCGCCTTTTGGTTTTGAACCTGTGCCTTCTTCGCCCTTTGAACCTCACGTTTGGTGGGCTTGGGTGGGGAAACGGGCTTGGGTTTAGGCTTGTTCAGGTTGTTTCGAACAGCCTCGATCTTTTTACAAAGATCATCCTTCTTCTGCTTACCGTTGGTGTTAATCTTGAGTACCTCGGCTATTTGCTTAATTTGAGGAAGGGTCATATCGCGACACAGTTTACGTCCTATGCGGAAAGTGGTGTTTTTCCCAGACATGGTGACATTCTTCACCTTGGCCGTTTTTATACCGGACTTCTTCTTGATAGCGTCGCAAATTTCGCGCTTGTACATGTCACGGGTGACACCACCACTCTTGACCCTAAAGTTGATAACACCCATTTTACGCGCGAGATCCACGAGTTCCTTTTTATCCATGCGCTCACACTTCTTTCCGTCAATCTTGAGGGCGTTAATTTGGTTTTTATTGAGAGCGGTTTTGCGTTTCACGACACGCTTGGGCTTGGGGGGAGAAACGGGTTTAATCTTACGCTTCGTTTTCTTTTTGGGAGACGCCCGTGTCTTTTTGATGATGATATCTTCTCCAATGTCAAACTGGCGAATGACTTGAGAAGTAGCCTTGTAGGCATTTTCAAGAAGAGCAGGTGTCTTCGCGCCTATGATTTGCACGACACCAGACTTGCTTATGTTGAGTGTGTACCCCCGCATCGTCACGTACATCATAGGTGTGAGTTCGGGTTCGTAGACGACGCTACCGTACCGAGCAAACTTGGACGCGATGTTGTCCATCCTGAAAACACCGTTGATGTTGAATTGACCACTGAGATTGTTAAACTGAATGGGGTTGTAGAAGAAGGGTTCTTTCGTCGTGTAGTTGTCCACGATGTAACGACGAACCGCTTCCGGTTGGACAGATATGTGACTCGCTAATAAACCACCGGAGAAACGAATCTTACCGTTTTTGTAAATGTTTACGTTTGTTCCTTGGTTTACACCGTCATCATTAGAAATCACCATCTTAAATTCTACAGTGACCAGGGGTATGTTCATGTTACCCTTGAGTCCAAGATTACGGGTGTGCCTGACGGCAATCTTTTGTTGACCGTACCTACCGACGATTTCCTTCGTTTCTATATAAAGACCGTCGGCGATTCGCATTTTAGCGAGTGGTTTTTTGATGACTATCTGTTTAAGGTTGATGACGGTATCTTTCTGTCCGTAACCACTGTCTACACCGGCGTTGAACATACCCGGTCTGAATGAAGAAATGACAAGAGGAGTCAGATCCGCGAATTCGTTGACCACGTTCGGGTTCATCTCCGCGAGCGCCTTTTCAAACGCGGCTTCGTTGATTGGAGAAACATTGTCTATGGGTTCTCTCATCGCATTGTTTACCAATTTATTGATGTTAATGTCCGCGAACTCATTTTCAAGGGGAGAGTTGTTTTCGAATTGCGCGAATCGACTCCGTGTAGGAGGAGGGGGAGGAGGCATCGCTCGTCGCTGTTGTAACTCGGGTCGAGCAGGTTCACGGAAGAATTGCTGACCACGAGCAATGTCTTCCCTGCGAGCCATACGCTCAGCCGCGCGAGCGCGTTCAGCTCTTTCCAGCTCCATCTCAAGTTCCCGAGCAAAGTTATTGTTATTATTCGAGTCATAATTGGGACTTTGCCGTACGTCCACACCAGACTGCCTGACAAATTCTTTGACCGACTGGCTCATATTACTATCTTATAGGATTTTTTTTAATGGTTGTTCCCAGTCATTAGTTCGTCTTCCTTTAGGTCGACACCGAAAATAACGGGTTGAGTGGGATACTGACGACCCCGGTAAGACACCGATTCGTTTCTAACCTCGATATCGTACGAGCTGAATGGACCAACATAGAAGTCTTCGTGGAACTTGTGCTGCCCGAGGTTATTGTTCTTACAGTGTGTATTGAAAGCGGCCACGAAGAGGCTCTGAGGTACGTACTCACCCTTAGCCTTGTCCACGTTGGTAGACTCGAGGAAGTGGATAAGAGAGTTTGCAACCTTCGCGACTTGCATCTTGATGAGTTCAAAGTACTTTGGAACTACATTCCAGATATCCGCATCAGCGTACTTGTTCCTGTAGTCGATGTAGCCTCGTACACACTTGAGTAGAATGATAGGCAACTCGTTTTCAAGCTTATCATCGAGAGCGGGATCCGCTTCACGCACCTGTTTGCTAAAGTTCCAAGGCAAAATACGACGCAAAACAGAGCCCGAGTTATCCTTCCACCCCGGAACTTCGTTACCTCCCAAGACACCCGGAACCTTCCAAACCATGGGAATGGCTTGTTTGTTTTTGACAGCGATGGATACATCCTCGCCAGATACAATAGACTGGAACTCCGCCTGTTCGAGTGAAAGATCACCCTTCACCTCTGGTGCGATGAACATGAAGTTGTTCGCGATGGCGGAGAGGCCGAACTTCTTCTCGATATTGTTCGAAAGTGTGCCTACATCCTGACTCTCGTAGAACTTTTTGAATACCTTTGTGATCAGGGTACTCTTACCACTTTTCGCAATTCCTTTGAAGAATGGGATGATTTGCCATTTATCCAACTCACCGACATCAAAGCACAGGCGCCCACCCATCACATAGGCCCATTTGCACACTTCCGGTTCGAAGTTTTGATATTGAAGTACACGGTCAAAGTTAGGCGTTGGAATATCTTCCCAGTTGTCAACGTGAGAATAGTCGTCGAACACCTTATCGAAGTATTTACAGGCGATCAAGGTTGGGTCGAGACGTGCAAACTCCTTGCTGGTGTACGGGTAAAACGCACATCTATAGTACCCATCATTCTCATCCATAGGATTTGTGGCAACCCACTCCTTACCGATGAAGACACCATTCTTGAAAGACCACACGTAACGTCGCTTTTCGATAGTGGGAAACTGTGAATCCTGACACTTGGAGAGGTTATCGATCACTTCCCTGAAGATGCTCCCCTTGCTCGTGAAGTTCTTCCACATCTCAAAGTTATCATCCTTGTTTGCCAACGAATATACGAAATCTTCGATGGACATTTTCTGTTCCCACGCCCGTGTATTGTACCCGTCTTCAGTCTTACGCTCTTCACAGCAGAACCCCTTGTATCTACGATACTTCGCCTTGTACAGTTCATCCAGGGCAAAAATGAGACACTTTTGGTACGAAGAGACACTCTCAGTGTCTTCTTCACACATCGTAGAAGGATCGGACGTCGAGCTCGCCTGGTGCTTGACCGTGGGGTTTACGACCCGCTCGTACGCATTGTAGTGACGTCGAACGTTGTCGTATCCATCCTTCACTTGCTTCAGGATGTTATGGACACGGGTGATGAGATTTACGCCGTCGTCGTTTTCTTTTTTGTCAAGGTTAATTTCTTTGATTCTGTTTTTGAGGTCGACGAGATAGCGTCGTTGTTTTTCACGAATACCTTTTATAGCCAAAATATCGAGTTTAGACACCATAGGATTCCCGTGCTCGTCAAAGTTGTCACTGTGAATGTATTGCCGGTAACCAAGTTCACGTGCACACTTGAAATCCTCCGTTCTGAGATTCCACAACTTCTCGAAGGCCTGAACAATTTTTTCAAATTCGGATTCTCCGTTCATCGACTGAATAGCCCGTTTCTGTAGCTCGGCGAGTGCTTCATACTTATCCGGGTCCTTGTCGATGAAGTGAGTATCTTCCATAGTTATATGATTTACAATTTTTCTCTCTAATTAATTTTTCAACTCACTCAAAATCTTTATCAGGATTTTATTTTGCATCTGGAGTTGTTGGGAGATCCCAACGAGGGCGGTGCACACGGTGTCACCATCTTCCGTAGCCAGGAGAGAGGTCATGAGAGTCGTGACATCCATGGCATCATCCTCGAACATCATTTCATCCTCGTCCATGTCGATCTCCTCCTCATCGATGGGTTCCTCCTCAGTCTCGGTCTCCGACTCGGAGACGATCTCACCCTCCTCGATTTCAATCTCATTTTCCTCAGGCTGATTTGACATTTAAATTAGACCAAGAAAAATTGGATCGCGAAATTTCGCATTTCCCCAAAATTATTTTCTCTGCTTATAGTACAACAACTCTCAAAATGGCTGGCGGTCTCATGCAACTCGTAGCGTACGGTGCCCAGGACGTTTACCTTACCGGTAACCCTGAGGTAACTTTCTTCCAGGCGAAATACAAGCGCCACACTAACTTCGCGATGGAGAACATCGAGCAGACCGTCAACGGTACTGCCGCCGACTCCGGCCGCGTCTCCGTCACTGTTGCCCGCAACGGTGATCTCGTCGGTGACATGTATGTCGAGCTTAAGTCCAAGTCCGGCATCGCGTCCAACACTTCCGATGCTACCGCCGATCTTTGCTGGGTCGCCGAGCGCGCCGTCTCCTCTGTGGAAATGTCCATCGGTGGTCAGCGTGTCGACAAGCACTACCAGCGCTGGTGGCGTCTGTACTCCGAGCTTTACCTCGATGAGTGCAAGAAGGCCACTTGGGGTAAGATGACTACCGGCACTGCCGACTCCACTGTCTACCTTCCTCTCGTTTTCTTCTTTAACCGCAATCCCGGTCTTTATCTCCCACTAATTGCTCTGCAGTACCACGAGGTTCGTATTGATTTCGATTTATCTTCGGAGTTCACCACTTACCTTAACACTGACACCTTCAAGGTCTGGGCCAACTACATCTACCTCGACACCGAGGAGCGTCGCCGCTTCGCCCAGAAGGGTCACGAGTACCTCATCGAGCAGGTTCAGCACACTGGTACTGATACCGTCACCTCCGCTTCCACCAAGCAGGTCCGCCTCTCGTACAACCACCCCATCAAGGAGCTCGTATGGTGCTTCGACGAGGGTGTCGCCCGTACCAAGATGTGGAACTTCACCTCCAAGGGTGCCGTCGGCGAGGTTGTCCTCGAGGCTGACCCCACCGCGATCGCGGCGTCCAACGCTTTCATCTCCACCTCCGTCTCTGGTGCTCCTCTCCTCAAGGTAGGCACCGACGGTACCGCGGCTGCCAACGCCTTCACCGAGGAGGTCGTCGGTCCCCTCAACACCTTCAAGCTCGTTCTTAACGGCCAGGACCGTTTCAAGGAGCAGAAGGGTAAGTACTTCAACCAGGTGCAGCCCCACTTCCACCACAGTGGTTCCCCATACGCGGGCGTGTATTCGTACTCCTTTGCCCTTAAGCCCGAGGAGCACCAGCCTACCGGCACTTGCAACTTCTCGCGCATTGACAACGCCCAGGTGTCCGTTACCATGAACACCACCGACGCGACCAACATGCACATGTTCGCGACTAACTACAACGTCCTCCGCATCCAGTCTGGTATGGGTGGTCTTGCCTTCTCTAACTAAGCATACAAATCAAATTTGTATTTGCTATTAAAAAATTCATATTTAAAAATTGAAATCGCACAATTTTTAAAATTGAAAATGAGTATGTTACTCAGGCGAATGTATGAACTTATCGTGAAAGTTGAAAAACCTACGTTAGGACGTTGGAATCTCAAGTCGTGTAACGAAATTTCAACATCCATAAACTCCGTGTACCAGAACAGAGACCACTGTGGTGATACGATTTGTAAAACACCGAAGAAGGCTTCGGAATATAAGGATAAACCACGATAAGTAAGTATGTACGAAGTGTACACTGATGGAAGCTGTTTGGGAAACCCTGGTAGAGGTGGGTGGGCGGCCATTAGTAAGGACTTTAAGCTATGTGGGGCACAACCTAATACTACGAATAACGTGATGGAAATGACAGCTATCGTGAAAGCACTCGAACAGTGTCTATGGATGGAAGAGAAATACGTACGTATCGTGACGGACAGTAATTACGTGAAGCAGGGAATATCTTCGTGGATACACAATTGGAAGAAGAATGGATGGAAAACTTCTTCAGGGGGAGATGTTAAGAACAAAGAATTATGGGTAAAACTCGACGAATTGAGGGAACGCTTTACCATGATTGAATGGAAGTGGGTCAAGGCTCATAATGGTACACCCCAAAATGAAGCCGTCGATAAATTAGCCAGGGAGTGCGCTAAAAATTTATCCGAGTAAGTTAGGTTCCATGAGTGTTCAAAAACAGGAAGAACACTGTGAATGGTGTGAGAAGCAGGA